ATACACTTTAATTATTTCATTGGCGACCAATTAATAAATATCAAATATCGTGACGCAAGAAAAAACTTCAAATTATATAAAGGGGCTGAAAAGATTTTTTATAATATTAACAGCATTGTGGGTTTTGAATATTGCATTATTGTTGAGGGAGAAATGGATGTGCTCGCATTGCATGAAGCGGGAATCACAAACGCAATATCAGTGCCAAACGGCGCAACGATAGGATCTAATAATCTAGAATATTTAGATAATTGTATTGATTACTTTGATGACAAGTCAAAGATTATTATTGCAGTTGATTCAGATGTAGCTGGCCAAGCATTGCAAACAGAATTAGTTAGAAGATTAGGTGCAGAAGTTTGTTATTTAGCATCATTTGAAGATTGTAAAGACGCTAATGAATATTTAATTAAGTATGGAAAAGAAGCATTATCACAAAGAATATCAAGATCAAAACCTGTGCCGTTGGAAAACGTTACTACGTTTAAAGACATTGAAGATGAGATTACAGACTTTGTCAGAAACGGTTTCAAACCTGGTTTCCAAATTGGTTTGGATAACTTTGATAGTATTTTTTCTACATACACTGGTCAGTTCATTACTGTTACCGGTATTCCGTCTTCTGGTAAGTCTGATTTCGTAGATCAAATGATTGTAGGCTATAATGAGAAGTATGGCTGGAAGACTGCTTATGCTTCACCTGAGAATACGCCTACATATTTACATGCTCATAAGTTAATGCGTAAAACATGGCAAGGTATGCCTACAGTAGCAGATATTAAAACTGATAAGTGGAATCAGATTGCTGATCATGTTAATGATAATTATTTCTTTATTGACATGGAACGGTACACATTAGAGTCTGTACTACGTAAGGGAGCTGAGCTAGTTAAACGTAAAGGTATTAAATGTTTAGTTATAGATCCATTTAATAAAGTAAGAGCACAAGATGCTTCTGGCGATGTTAATGTTTATACATTAGAGTACTTAAGCCAAATAGAAATTTTTGCTAAGAAATATGATGTATTAGTTATTGTTGTTGCTCACCCCACTAAAATGTATAAAGACACTAAAGGTAATATTGAGGAACCAACAATGTATAACATTAAAGGCGGAGGCGAATGGTATGACGCATCTTATCACGGGTTATTAGTTCATAGAAACTATGAAGAGAAGACTGTTAAAGTTAAGGTATTAAAATGTAAGTTTCAAAACCTAGGTGAGAATGGTGCTGAATGTCATTTTAAATGGGATCTATCTTCTGGTTGTTTTGTTCCACATAATCCAAACCTGATTAGTGATGATAAATTACCCTGGGAAGTATAATCAAAAATAAATATTATGATAAAAATAGAAAGTAAAGGTAATGCAATAGAGTCTTTAATTAATTGTATGCCATATCCAAAACAAATAACTGAAATTGATTTAGATAAAAAAGGGTGTATATATTTTACATGGAGAAGTTCTAGATATAAATTAGAATTAGATGGTGGTGGCGTATGGGTTGTTAAAGGCGATTTTCTAGAAGGTAAAGATAATTCTATATTAATAGAAAGACTTTTAGAACTTGAAGAAGCAAAAAGATTTTAATGGGTAGTGGTTTTAAAAAAACAACTCAAATAGATATGGGTAATTATATACCAAACAAACAAGAACAATCAGCTTATTCTTGGTGCATTAACAATGGAATATATATATCGCCTAAGCCATCAACAACATCAACCTGGCATTTACTTGTTGAAATAAATAAGAAAATAAGTATAAGCCCTGACACATATAAAAAAGTAGAAATCTGGAAACAATTATATAAATTTTATACATACTATTACGATAAATATGCTATCACCAAATAAACTATCAACAAGTAGATACGAAGAACAATATAAAAATATACTTGAACAATGCATTGCATTTGGAACTGAACGTCACGACAGAACAGGCGTCGGGTGTTATTCTATATTCAATGCAGGTTTGAGTATTGATTTAAATGATGGCTTTCCATTATTAACTGGACGAAAGATGTTTGAAAAAACATTTAAAACTGAATTTGAATGGTTCATGAATGGTGAAACCAATATACAAAGATTCAGAGATGCTGGCGTAAAGATATGGGACGCTTGGGCAGATGCTAATGGCGATCTAGGCCCTGTGTATGGGTATCAAATGCGCAATTTTAATGATCAAAACATAGATCAGATGCATAATCTATTAAATGACATAATGGACAATCCAGACAGTCGTAGACACATTATAAGCTTATGGAATCCTGCTCAATTAGCAGATATGAAATTGCCTCCATGTTATTTATATTTCCAATTCTTTGTTGAAGGCGATAATCTAAATATGTTTGTTGTCCAAAGATCTGGTGATGTATTCTTGGGTATACCTTATGATGTTGCTTTATTTTCACAGATACTTATATATGTAGCTGAAAAAACTAATTATAAACCTAGTAGATTAGATATTCAAATTGTGGATGCTCATGTTTACAATACTAGTTTAAGTGCTGTTAAAAAATATTTAGAGCAAGAAACATTTGATTTACCAAGTTATGAATATAATAACGGAATATTAACAATTAACAATTATAAGCACGGATTGGTTATTTCTGCTCCGGTTGCTGTATAAATAAAAAAAAATATGGAAAAAACTAAGAATTTATACTATTTATATCATATTCCAGGCAAAAAAGTTGGAATGACACGTAATATTTATAGAAGGGTCATATTGCAACAAGGTTACAAAGATGGTGAATTTCAGATATTAGAATCTTCATATGACAAAGATTTTATAGAGGGTAAAGAAAAACATTGGCAAGAATGGTTTGGATATAAAAAAGATCTTAACTCTTATGATGACGCAAAAAAAAGTCCTATTAATCAATTTAAATCAAATAAAACTATGTACACAAACGTAACAGATCAAACAACAACATTTAATGTTCCTGTAAACAAATTAAAGGGTTATTTAATGGATAATTTAGGGCATACATTTGAAACAAGTTATGGTAAATATACTGTAACGCCTGAATTAGTTAGAATATTAATGGCTAATGTCAGAGAATCAATGTACCGCAATACCGCATGTTATGTATATAATAAAGTATTATTTGAAGAAACAAATAAACCAAATGGTGACAGTATTAAAGCGGCAATGTATCATCAACCTGCTCCAACTGCAACTAATCCTGAAACTTTCGACCATGATAATGTATATGATTTAATAAGAACTTGGGCTGCTGGACGTGGTATATATACAGCTGGCGATACAAAAACGCAGTATATAAAATTACAAGAAGAGTCTGGGGAATTAGCAAGAGCAATACTTAAAAACAATAAGTCTGAATTAATTGATGCTATTGGTGATATGGTTGTTGTATTAACTAATCTTGCCGCATTAGAAGGATTAAAAATAGAAGAGTGTGTTGTATCAGCTTATGATGTTATTAAGTCACGACAAGGCTCTATGGTCAACGGGACATTTGTTAAGCAAGATTACGCAGGTACAACAGCACCATCATTAACTAATCACATTAAAACAACATTATAATATGACAAAACAAGAAATTGAATTTAGAGATCCAGTTGTACAATCTGTAGTAAATAAGTTTGTAGATAGATCTGATGTTGGATTTGCAAAGTATGGCAAAACATTACGTGATGATAGCTCTGATGTATTTGAATGGCTTAATCATTTGCAAGAAGAATTAATGGATGCTACATTATATCTTCAACGATTAAAAGAAGAAATAACAACATTACGAGAAGAAAAAGCTTTATTGCGAGAGTTAAATGATATTGATGTTATAGATGCTTTTATTGTAGAAGAGAAAAAAAAACTGCCGAAAGATTTAAAAAAATTCAAGAAGAACTTGAAACAGAAGCCTGGTCTTGGGGATAATATTGATATAAAAAAGTTTTTAGGTATTGATTCCCCGCGTTATAATTGGAGTTACGGTTTTGACAATTCTTATTCAATTGAAATAGATGATTAAGCGATCCAAAAAGAAAGGTCCAGTAGTTGCAAAGAAGGTAATATATAATGGTATTACCTTTGCTTCTGGCCTTGAAAAGTTTATGTATAAGTCTTTAAAGGATGCTAAAATAGAATTTAGATACGAGGACGAATCATTTGAATTACTGCCTAGTTTTAATTTTAATAATGATTGTTATGAAAAGCAGTCAAATGGTAAAGGTGATTTTATAAACAGAGGTAATAAGAAAGTTCTTAATATAAAGTATACACCTGATTTTATTGGCGAAGACTTTATTATTGAAACAAAAGGCAGAGCTAATGAATCGTTTCCTTTACGCTGGAAAATGTTTAAATATCTAATGCACTTAATGAATGACAAAAGAACATTATATAAACCGCAAAATCAAGATCAATGTTTAGAGACAGTGAAGTTAATTCTCAAGAAGAGAAAAGATTAGCAAGAAAAAAATATGCTGAAAGGCAATTTGATAAATGGATCAGATGGTCATTTGAAATTAAAGGCAGAATAAAATATAAGGATATATTAAACAAACAAGAGGAATTAAATTTAACCAATAACAATTATTAATTATGACAAAAAAACAAAAAGAAGTTGTGCCAACACCATTACCGGAAGAACCACAAGGAAAAACATGGACATTCTCTATAGGTATATATCCTGGAATACTGTTTGGTATTAGGACATACGAGGAGATTGATTTTAAGACGCATGTTTTGTACTTGCCATTTGTAGACTTTGCATTAGAAATAGATAATTAAAATAATATATAAATATGAGTTTAAGCTTAGACAAGCAAATATTAAGTGACATTACAGTATACACTAAGTATGCTAAATATTTACCGGAAAAAGAAAGAAGAGAAACCTGGGATGAATTAGTAACGCGCAACATGGAGATGCATACTGCTAAGTTCCCTAAAATGAAAGAATCAATTGAACAAGTTTACAAGAATTTTGTATTTACTAAAAAAGTTTTACCTTCGATGCGAAGCTTACAGTTTGGTGGTAAAGCTATTGAGCTTAATAATGCTCGTGTTTATAACTGTGCTTTCCTACCTGTTGATAGTATTCATAGTTTTTCTGAGACTATGTTTCTTCTTCTTGGAGGGACTGGAGTGGGTTATTCGGTCCAGAACCACCACATTGAGAAACTTCCTGAAATCAGAAAACCTAATTACAATCGTAAGAAAAAGTATGTTGTTCAGGATAGTATAATTGGTTGGGCAGATGCGGTTAAGGCTTTATTTAAATCCTATACCGGCGGATTAACTTCGCATATAGAATTTGATTTCTCTGATATAAGACCTAAAGGAGCTTTACTTATAACGGCTGGAGGTAAAGCACCAGGGCCTGAGCCATTAAGAATTGCATTAGTAAAGATAGAAGCTGTACTACGTGAGAAAGATGATAGATCTAAATTAACGGATATTGAATGCCATGATATTCAATGCCATATTGCCGATGCAGTTTTAGCTGGCGGTATTCGTAGAGCAGCAATGATTAGTTTATTTGATCTTGATTCAGATGCAATGTTAAATTGTAAAGCTGGTAACTGGTGGGAAGACAATCCACAACGAGGTAGATCTAATAACTCAGTTGTTTTATTACGTCATAAGATTGATAAGAGAACATTTGATAAAGTATGGGAACGCATTGAAGCATCTGGATCTGGTGAGCCTGGAATATATCTTACTAATGATAAAGATTGGGGAACTAATCCTTGTTGTGAGATTGCTTTAAGGCCATATCAGTTTTGTAATCTTACTGAGATTAATATGGCAGATATTCAAGATCAAGAGGACTTTAATGCTAGAGCATCCGCCGCATCATTCATTGGTACATTGCAAGCCTCGTACTCAGACTTTCATTACTTAAGAGATATATGGAGAAAAAACACAGAAAAGGATGCCTTGCTTGGAGTATCAATGACGGGTATTGCATCAAAACACAATATACAATGTTTAAATTATGAAGAAGCTGCTCGAGTTGTTAAAGAAACCAACAACGTTATTTCTGCTGCCCTTAACATTAACAGAGCTGCAAGAACTACCGCTGTTAAACCAGCTGGCACTACTTCTCTTGTGCTTGGTACGTCTAGTGGTATTCACGCTTGGCATAACGATTATTATATTAGAAGGATGCGATTGGGTAAGAATGAAGCAATCTATTCTTATCTTGCAATAAATCATCCAGAACTGCTCGAAGATGAATATTTTAATCCAACATTACAAGCAGTCATTTCTGTGCCTCAGAAAGCTCCAGACGGAGCCATAACACGACATGAATCAACATTAGATCTATTAGAAAGAGTTAAATTGATTTCTAAAGATTGGGTTAAACAAGGTCATGATAAAGGTAATAATACCCATAATGTTTCTTGCACTGTTTCTGTGCGTGATGATGAATGGAAAATTGTTGGTGAATGGATGTGGGCAAATAAAGAATACTATAATGGTTTATCTGTATTGCCTTATCACGGCGGAACATACAAGCAAACGCCATTTGAAGATTGCACTAAGGAAGTATACGAAAAGATGATGTCTACATTACACGATGTTGATCTATCTAAAGTAATTGAGGTTCAAGATAATACAAATTTTGGTGATTCTACTGCTTGTGGTGGAGGTAATTGTGAAGTAGTATGATCTATATAAAGGATGATTTTTTAGATGATAATTTAATTGAATTATTGAATACCAATAAGGATGAATTCCAGGAAATAAAAACTCCTGGAAAATCCTTCTGGGTTAAAGAAGTTCCTAAGCCAATTGCTGATATTATAAAATTTGAAATAGAGGATTTAGAACATGCTAGAATAGACCCTATATTATATTTTATGCGTGAGGCTAAAGAAGGACAAGATATAGATTGGCGTATTCATAATGATTCTATAATAGAAGGTCAACAACCGGATAGAGCCTGTGTATTGTATATATCTGAAGAACAAGATGAGGGTTTAAATGGCACGGCTTTTTGGGAACATTGGAAACATGGAGAAAAATTTGAAAATGTTTCTGTTGAAGAACAAAATAGATTGTTGAAGGAAGATGCTAATAGCCCTAAGAAATGGAGATTAAAATCTATTATAGGGCATAAAAAGAATAGATTGATATCTTATCCTTGTAATTACTTTCACAGTAAGTATCCTAATGAATTTGTAGAAAGTAGAATAGTATTTGTAATGTTTTATAAAATAAAAAAATGAAAGAAAACGAATTAGTAATGATGAGGAATAAGATAGAATCTTTAACTCGAATAGTAGATTTTATGTTAACCGAAATTGAGAATACCAAGACTATGTCTGTTGGTGTTTATCAATTAATAAAAGAAATGCCGGGTTACCAAGAGGCTATATCTTTAATATCTGAAAAAGCAAAAGAAGAACTTAAAGAAAAAGAAGAAGAAGAAGAATAATAAAAAAGGGGATTCACTTATGTGGTCCCCTTCTTTTTTACGCAATCTTAGGTATGGTGCCTATTCTATTTATTTGCGTTTAACTTTTTAAACATTTCTAATTTCTTACGTCTTTCCTCACGTTTCTCTAAAGCCTTTTCCTGTCTCTTTTCTCTTTTTTCTAAAGCTATTTTACGTCTATATTCTCTTCGTTCAGGTATTGATAAACCTGCGATACTATCTTTTAGTCTTTCAGCATTCTCTCTTCTAGTTTCTTTAGCTTTTATTACACCTTCCTCTTTACGTTTTGTTTTAGCGGTTTCTTTTATAAGTATATCTCCTTTAGTTCCTTCAATACCAACTGTCCAAGGTGAATAACCCATTCCTGTTGCTAATCTTTGCATTGCGGTATTTTCAGAATTAAATGCTTGTGATACGTTTTCTACCTTATTAACTAATCGATCCATAGGGAAGTTAGTTCCAACCTCAACAAGTTTTCCAGTTACAGAATACATAGGGCCCAAGTGAACTCTACCGTCTTGCATAACACCCCAACCTCTTGCTGCTATTAAATCTTTGTCATATTTAGTTTGTTGTAATGCACTATATGTTTTTCTTAATTTAGATCCAATTGGCGGTGACATATTCGCTGCTTCAAGAACAACTTTTGCATATTCTGCTTTTTGTTTCTTTGCTTGCTCTTCAAGGTATTTAACAACAGTATTTTTTAATGTTGCAGCAACACCTCCAATAAAACCAGTACCTCTAAGTATACTGTCTAATACTCCGTTTGCAACATCAATTGCGGCATCTGTTTTTGTTTTCTTTTTATCTTTTTTCTTTTTATCTTCTTCATCATCCTCATCAAACATAATTGCAAATAATCCTTGTTGTAATGTGGAGAACATTATATTCTGCACAGCTAAGTAGTAAGCTATTTTAGAGATATTAGTTTTAGCATCACCTCTACCATTTTTAAGATCTAGTACAGCTTTCTTAACGATACGAGACTGTTGCATTGTGAAGTTTTGGAAAACTAATAGTATTCTACCAGCAGCACTTGATTGTTGTTTTGATATATCTTTTGGATCTCCAGACTGTTGTGTTTCATCTGATATTTTAGAGAAATCTTTCCATGCTTTCGATTCAGCTTCTGCGTCGGTATATTTTCTTTTTAATTTTCCATCCGCATCAAGCCCTTCATATTCTGCCATATAAGAGTTAATTCTATTTCTGTAAAACGGTGCGCCTCCAGAAGCAATAGCGAAACTATCCGCTAATTGTGTTGGTGTATAACCTATTTTTAATAAGTACGATGTTACTGCTACTACTTTATTTTTACTACCTGCCGCAGCATTAGCAATTTCAGCAGAAGCAACGTCTTCTCTTAACCCGCCACGTCTTTCTTTTAGTTTATCTGAATTCCATATACGAGAAAAGTCTTTCCAATATTGAGGTTGGTTCAAGAATGCTTTACCAGCATTGTAAGGATTATTATCTCTCCAGTTTAAGAAGTTAACAGCTCCTAACATCTGCAATGCAGCAGAACGAGTGTTCAAGAACATGATTGCTCCTGTTGAACCATTTACCCAACTACTCCAAGCAGTTGTTTCTTTGTCTTGTCCAATACTTCTGTTCTTTCCATTTATCATTCTATATATAGAATCTTCTAATGCTTCCCTAACGTTTGTGCCATAGACAGCTTCCACTTTATTTATATTAGGCCCAGATAATCTACCGTTCTCAAATTTACCAAAAATATTTTCTGTATTTTCAATGAACTCGCCTAAGAATTTTTTTCTACCAGCACCTTCTGTTATGTTGTACAAATCAGAAATAATAGTGTCAGAATCCCAATAAGTTCCAGGCGGCAACCAACCTTCTTTTTGTCTCCCCATTACTATAAGCCCATCTTTAAACGCAGCAAGGTCCGGATCATTATTAATAAGATCAGTTAAATAAATTGTATCTCTTTCAGATAAACCTGGAATTTCTGTACCATATTGATTCCATATTGCAACTCGCATTGCTTGATCATAGGTAAAGTTTTTATTCGGAGTTAATTTTTCAAGTTTCTTTTTAATCTCTGGGAATGATTTTAACAATGCTTTGTATTCTTTCTTAATAGATTGTCTTACGGCATCCATCATATCCACCCCATTTATATAAGGATTTATTAAAGCATCTTGAAAGAATTTCTTTTGTTCTTCACCTAATGTGCCTTTACCCATAAATTTATAAAGCAATAACTCAAAATCTGCAGCAGATGGCGGAACATAAAAGTCAAATCTGTTTTTCTTTAATCCTTTTCTTCTTGCAGTAATATCTGAATATACTTTATAGCTTTCTACATTTTTGTTCTCTTCAATGATTCTATTAAAATCATCAGACATGGTTTTACTAAACTTAATTTTAGCTTGTTGTATCTTTGATTTAACGTCTAATACATCTAACGCATCTTGTACTGCTTTAACATTTTGTATTGCATCATCAGAAAAGTAAAAGTCATTATAACCTTCTGCTGCTTTTGCAACCATCCAATCTGCTTTTGCTTGAGCCGTACTATTGCCTAATCCTGCTATATTTTCTAATGGTATATTAATACCTATAGAGGTTAAAAATTCATGTATAGGCGTTGCAGCATTAGCAGGACGTGCTGTAAGAATAAAGAAATTTTCTGGTCCAAATTTACCAATCATTTTTTTCATCTTTTCAACCATAGGACCTGGTTTGCCATCTACAACTTTGCTAAATTCAGAAAAATCAAATACTGCTCCTTCCGATAAAAGATTAGAACCTTCTTTAGCAAACTCTTCAGCGTTTAATTTGCCAGTTGAACCATCAGGCATTGTGTATAGCACATTACCTTTTGTTAAACCAACAGTGTCATCAAAATCAAAAACAGAAATTCCCTTTGGAGATTTAGAATATTTAATTGGTAATGATGAGTTAATAGCGATTATATTGTTAGAATTTTGAATATTTGCTTTAGAAGTTATCCCAGACTTTGCTAATTTTACTAATGAGTTAAATTTAGCTTTTGATCCATATTCTTTTTCTAACCCTGTAACTTTATACCCTTTGTCTATTAAATCTTGAAGATATAAAACTGCACTTTGATCATACATTCTGTTTTTACCTTCAATATAATCAGGTAATATATCTTCCAATGCTTTAGGTACTAGATTCACCTTTGCTTTATCTATAAAAGCTCTAAACTCATTTTCAGTTATTTTACCATCAAATAAATCTATAGTCTTTTCAACAATATTTTGAACAGGTGGATTATGCTCAAGTCTTGTTTCTTGATTTTTACCTAATTCTAATACGCCTAACCCTGATTTAGATACTTTTCTAACTAACCCTCTTTGATCCCATCTTAAAAACGCTAAATATGATTCAAAATCTTCTTTAGTTTGGTCGTTATTTTTAAAATAATTAATAACATTAATTAAATCATTTGTTGCCTTAATTGCTTCCGTATCAATTTTATTTGTAAAATTTGACCAATCTTTTTTAATAGCGGTTGTATCTGCCCATAAAGGAACCTTAGTCTCCCCAAAATATATGGATTGTCCTTTATCAACATTGCCTAATCTATAAGAGTCTTTACCTATTATTCCTTCAAATTTTGAATAGGTTTTAATTATTGGTAAAATTATATTTTCAAATAATCCTTTATTTGTAGTAAATTGTTTTAATCCTTTACCAATTTCATAAGCTAATGTTCTTAAAGATCTACCATCGCTAGCAATCCAATTATTAATTACATTTACTTCATCATCAATTGTTTCAGCATTATATATATCTTTACCTAATTTATCTTGTGATATTTCAAATCCTTTAATTAATTTTTTTGAGAATTTAACATTACCTCGCTCCGCTTGCTTTGCAAATTCATTTATAACGTTGTCTTTTAAATAAACACCAAGTCTTTCTTGATTTGCTTTAAACGCATCAAAGATTGGCCCTTCTTCTTCAAAATCTTTATTAATGATATCAAATGCAGATTCTTCAGCAATTGCTTTTGCTAATGATTCTTTTCTCCCTCTTATTGGATTACCGCTAGATTCTAATATTTGAGAAAGATAATCTGCTTCAGAAACATTATTAGCAACATTAGGTAATCTCCTAACAAGCTCTGCTCCAGATGTTCTACCCGCTAAATCAGTAGATGTGGTTTCTCTATCTATTTTTTTACCTACCCATTCAGGATAATTAACCCATCTACCATCAACTTGTTTTTGAATAGCTTGAGGTATACCACCTTGACCATCTTTACCCATGAGCCATGTTGTGGTCATGTTTTCTAATACGTAACGCTTATTTTTTAATAACCAATTTTTAAGTTGATCATCTTTTTTACCACCCATTACCGTTTTAAGATCAATATCTAATTGCTTGCCTATTTCATCTCTAATTTCAGCAATTAAAGGCGTAACTGTACGATTTAAGCTAATAGGCTCGTCTATTTTAGACTTTAATGTTCTTACTACTGTTATAATCTTGTTTTTAGCCGTTTCTAACGCTTCTGGCTCAAATATTTTTGATTCTAATGCATTCTTATACTTTGGCCTTTCTTTTGTCTCTGTAGGAGCTTCTTCGGCTATTAAACCTTTTTCTTCTGTTACGTCCTTGCTAAAATCTTTATCTAACACTCTTCTCGATGCAGCAATAGCTCTAACCGGTAAATATTTATTAATGAATGCAGCTAAAGGTATTCCACTATCAGGTTTATATTTACTTATTAAGTCTAAAATACCGCCCGTTCCAGTTTCAATCTCATCAGTTAATAATTCTCTATCGAATCCAGGAGCATCCATTCTTCTATTAACTAATTTTTTAGTAATAGGTTTAAATAGATCTATAATATCTTGAGCGCCATTTAATCCTTTATCGTCATATATTTTTTGTACTTTGTCAGAAGACAATGAGGATCTTTCATTTTTTATTATTTCTTTATCTGCATCTTCTTCGGACACTTCTTTTTTAACCTCAACTACAGGTGTTGTCTTTTCTTTTTCAACCGCCTTTTTAATTTTATTTTGTAGGTTAGCAACTTGCTGATCAAAATCGTCAGGATCATAATCAAATTCGTTGTCTTGTATATCTTTAAGTTGTTTCTTTAAAGTTTCAACTTGTGATAATGGTTGACTTTTCTTTACAGTAGTTTTGGTAGCAGTTCTAACTGGAGCATTACCTTTAGCAATGGATCCTTTATATGTACCCTCTTTTGCCAATGCTTTAAATGCTTTTGTAAATTGCCCTTTCTCAAAGCTTTTATTGTAATCTCTGACAAAATTAAATACGTCTTTACCCGTATCAAATTTTACTTTGCTTAATCCATATTTTTGAAATACCCTACGTAATATATCGCCTATTTTAGTAAAGAAGGTTTCATTATATTTAATATCTTTTTTTGTTAAAGACTCAGATAATAATGGTAAAACCTCCTCTAAATATTTTCCTTCTGCTTTTGCTGTAGCATCATCTGCTTCTGTAATTGCTTGGTTATATCTTTCTTCTTGTATAAGCCCTCTTTCAAAATAGTCTTTTGCTTTTTCTACTTTAGTATCTAATTCTGATTTGGTTTTTTCAAAATCGGTTTTATAAACATCATATCTATTTTTAAATTCAGTATTATTGAATTCTTCTGTTTCAATGTAACCCTCAATATGATTATATAAATCCGTACCTATTTTCTTTTGCAAGGTTGGATTATCTTTTACCGCTTTATAAATAAGCTTATGCAGGAATTCATGCTGCCCCGTAGTGACTACTTGATCCATATTAGCGGCTTCCTTATTTATAATCAAAGCTTCTTTACCATTTGCTAATGGGATAAATGCCCCGTAGGAATCCGCAAGATCTTCTATAGTATTTTCATCAAGATCAGTATTTTCATTTAAATATGTTATTACATCATTAGCGGTATTTAATTCGGGCATGTCAATTTCTTCGCTTAACCCCAATTCTTTAGCAGCTGTTCTTGTTCTTTCTACATCTGTAGCAATGTCTTTTGTACGAATTTCAGCATTATAAATATTAATTGCCTCCCTTTTTATTTCGTCTTCATTAAACTTTGTTTTAGGATTGTCTGTTAATTCAGAATCCGCTACCAATGTTTCATTAGCCAATACTTTAATTCTGTTTTGCTCAGCATCTGGTAATTTATTAAAATCTTCATAGATATAATTACCTTCAATGATACTTGTTTTTCTATCTTGTATTTCCTTAGCTTGTAAAGACAATTCGCTACCCATTGCTTTTTTAATATCAAGAGGCAATTCTTTATTGTCAACTAAATCTAGATATTTACTCTTTAAATCATCTAATCCAGAATTTAAATCATTAAGTTCTGTTTTTACACTTTCTGGTAGCGCGCTAATTTTTTCTAGACTGCTACCTACGATAGCTTTATTTTCTGTAACAAGTCTATTAACCCGTGCAGAAATTATTTTTTTATCTGGATCACTTATATATGGGTTAGATAACTGATTTGTAAGTGAATTTATTTCTTTATTTACTTTTTTTACTTGATTATATTCAACTGCTTTCATATAGCCTTTAGCAGCATATACAGGCACCGTGTTAGTCCCTGCCATACCTGTAGCTATAATACCTGCATTTGTTATTTGTCTATAATCTAGTTCATTTCTAATGCCGGAATTCATGTCATTTAATTGGTTACCCAATTCTACGGCGCTTTCTTCAGCAATCTCGCCTACAACTCCAATCATTGGGCTTTTTTCAATTGCTTTTTCAAGAGTACCCATTATTCCATTAGAAATAATTTTGGAACCTGCTTTTGCTCCTTTATCTGCAATTATTCTTTTTACAACACCGCCAGATGCTCCTGTAAATAATTGGCCTAAGTATCCTTCTAGCATACCTGATACGGCAGCGTTTGTTGTTCTTCTTTGAACGTCCATTTCTGGATTTTCTTTTTTTATTTGCTCAGCTTTTGATATTGCGGTCGATGTTGCAATACCGGCCATAGCAGCAGAACTACCTCCGCTAAGTATTGCAGCTGCCATCATAGGTGAAGATTGAACTGTTCCTCCAGCAACTAATTTTGCGGCACCTAAATAATTACCATTTTCTATAGCTGTTAATGGATCTACTCCATTTTTATCACTATATTCTTTTATTACTTTATTAGATTCGTCTATTCTTTTTTGTAAAATTTCTGCTGGAACATTTCTAATTCCTAAATCCTCCATCATTTTTTCAGAAGAAGTGTCCTCAACTTCTTCTCCGGTTAATTTACCAATTGCTCTACCAACAGGATTTGTAATAGATGCTGAAACATCATAAGCAAATTCTGGAATTTTATAAAAAGATTGCGTTATTGTAGAAACACCAACATCAAAACTTTCTTTAAGGTAATTAAAAAAATCATTATCTTGCTCTTTTGGTTTCTCGTATTTTCTTAATCTAGTAACAGGCTCCTCTTTTGCTTTTTCTTCTTCTTTTGCAGCTTCAATAGCTTTATATTCTTTTGTTTTGCCAACCTCTTTAAAATTGAAGGGTTTTAATTCATTATTAATTTCTGCTCCAAAATCATCAACGCCTGGAGTTATAGTTGGTGTAATGGGCTTTTTCTTAGTCTTATTAATTTCAGAAAACTGATCTTTTGCAGGATTTTCAAACCCAAACGTTTTTTTATAAACATCCTCACCAAATCTTTCATCAAGTTTAGCAGGCTGTTTTGTTTTTTTAGAAGCAGGTTTGAAGCCTTTACTTTTAATATAAGCCGGGAGTTTGTCTTTACCCCCGGCTGCTTTAATTAAATCTTCTTCTGTGTATATTTTACCGTTAAGTTCGTATTCTAACATATATATATTTTGATTATTAATCTATTGTACCACCTATAAATGTAGCTAATACGCTAGGGTCTGTTATATCTTCTGTTCCTACTTTAGGTATTCCATCTTTGTCATATACTCCCCATCTTCCATCTAGTATTTGCAATGTATATCCTCCTTTAGATACCCCACCAGCTTTATTCTTTATAACTTTACGAATTCTTTCATTAAACGCTGCCTGGTTTTTTTGAGTGCCCGTTGCACCACCTCCTGATTTTTTAGATTCCTCATTAAATATTCTAATACTTTCAGGATCCATTTTATAATATTCTCCGTCAACTAATTTAAGTTGAGATTTTTTAATTATATTATCAACTTCTTTTTGTTCCATTTTGCTTGCTAAAAGATTTACCTTTGTTGTAAGATCTAATTTAGCAAATTCTTTTGATTGGTAATTAGTACCAAATCCTAATTTAGCTAAAACACCATCAGCAGTATCTGGATCTTGAAAAGCAGATGCTATTAATCCTTCTGCCTTTGCTTGTAACGAAGGCCTTAAAGATAATTTTATTGCCTCAATATCAATTGGTGTTCTTTGGTATTTTACAATACCTTGATCTTTGCTTAAATTAGCATTTCCTTCAACATCGATATATTCCGTTGGCTTCATATATATAGGAGATACGTCTATATCATTTTCTTTACTATAAACCCCTGTTGTAACAGGAACTTTGCCATATTCAATCTCTGGTATTTTAACATATAATTCTCCGTCATAATCGGAATTAATATCCTTTTTAAAATTAATAGAATATTGGTCATTGTCGCCTTTTATTATAAAACCTTTATTAATGCCTTCATTTATTTTTGTATCTATTTCTTCTTGGCTAACTCCTGGGTTAGTATCTTTAAAAGTTTTTGTTAAAGTATTATAATCGCCTATTTTTGAGGTAACGTTTAAAGTAATTTTAGAAGGATCGCCATTAACATCATAGTCTAATTGTTTTGTAGTCTTATCATTATCAGGGTATGCCAATGCAAAAGCTGTAACTCTGTTTAAAGTTTGATCAAGTATATTATCCCCCTTAAATTTAATATTACTTATATTATTTTCATTAAGTTCTCCATTTTTAATTGCTTGTGCTTGAGAATATAATCCACCAGCAACCCTAACTAAATTTTCTTCACCTTTTGCAGTTTGAGCGGCATAAGCATTTTTTTTATCAAGTTCATCTTTACTTAAAACCTTTGTTTTAATCTCTACATTATTTTTACCATTTATTTCTCCAGTGCTAACAAGAAATCCATTTATTAATTCTGTTCCATCAGCGCTGACGCCTGCTTTTACTAATCCATCATCAATTTTAGCCATGCGGGTTTGATATTTATATCTTTCCTCACTACTATATATTTGATTATTTATAGCTTGTTCTTTCTCTTCTTTGGCTTTTTTTTCCGCTTCTAATTTAGCTTCTTTTTCTTTTGCCTCTCTATCTTTTTTAGCGGCAGCATAACTTTGCGTAAAACTTTCTGCAAAACCACCGGCCGCTTGTCCCCATATTAGGGCGGCATCGTTCTTTATTATAGTTGGATTATCGTATGCACTCATATATTATATTTTTAATTAAGAAATTGCTCCCCTGTCGTTTACGGCCCATGTATCCTGGGCTCCTACTTTCCCCCACCCATTCCGCCTACTGCACCTCCTAAAGCGGAACCTACTCCTTGAATTGCTCCACTCCACGCTGCAGCTTCCCCTGCTTGAGCAGATGCTTGATTTTGCATTGCTTGTGCTAATGCTCCAGCTGATTGCCCTAAGTCCGCATTAGTTCTATCCTCTCGCGCCGCGAACATAAATTGTTGCCCTGCTGCTTGAGCCGCTTGTACTCTTTGTGCTTCGCTAATTCGTATTGATTGTAATCTTTGTTGTTCAGCCATTTTAAGTTGATTACGTTCTGCTTCTCCTTGAGCTTTTAACTTTTCATTTGCCGCTTCTTGTTGTTCAATATTTGCGGCAATATCTTTTTTACTTCTTAATGCTGCTTGTGCCAATGCGGTAGCTCCACCCGCACTAGCTCCCGTTGCTCTTAAAGTATCTAATGTATTTGCTAAAGCTATATCAGCCTCTTCTGCTTGCATTTCTGCAGCTTGAGTAGCTACTCCTAAATTTGCATAAGGATTATTTATCATTCCTGATAAATCTGTTGCCATGCTACTAATATCAATTGTTGATGCATAAGGATTGGTTATTGGTTGTCTAGCCGCTTTAATTGCAGCCATTTCCGCTCTCGATCTATTTGCATCATTACGAGCCCCTTTTGCCGCTTGACTTGCTTGATGAGCCGATACTGCTCCACCTACTAGTGCGACACCTGCTGTTATTGCTGTTACTGCTGCCATATTATATTAATTTTTTTGAAATTTCATACGATGCTCTATCATCCACCGTATATCCTAATTTTTTGTGCATATCTATTAAGCCTGTGTTTCTTCCAATACTTAATATTATATTTTTATCAACGCTTAACGCTATATCTTCTAATCCAAGTATTAACATTTCTAATGCTTCTTTTCTATCTGCCTCTCTATAATCTTTATTTGATATTATCCATTCCATCCAAGCTACTTTAGAGTTAGTCAAATATAAAAATCCAGATACTATTGGTATATTGCCTTTATAAACAATTAGACCTCCAGTACCATTTAAAGGCAATAGGTCTTTATTCATTTCTGGCCAATTCCATTTAGTCCACCATTCTTGTAATGTTTCCCAATCTGATTCTTGTAATGCTCGTACAGTTAATTCCATTTGATTTAATTTTAATATGATGATTCTATATATTCTGAAGATACTGCAAATAATTCTGCTCTTTTTTGTAATGTTGCATTCTGATACACAAATCTTGTGGTAGCAAACATACCTTTAACACCCGACATTGATTTGCCCCATACTATTTCTCCTGTAGTTGGATTAGATATATTAATTAAGTTCGCAAAATATTTATCTTCTTTTCTTTTAAATGAATTTGCAAATAATTGGGCTTCCATATCACCTAGCGTTAAAATTCCTACGTTTTTTGATACAGGTGCTGAAATATCAGTTTCAGTATAAAAATCAGTAACTTCCCAGCCACCACTACCTTCGTAATTTACAGTTTTAAATGTTTTAACAGTAGATACCTCAGGGTTAAACACTGCTTCCACAATGGAATTATTATTTACCCCGTAAAAATTACCCCAATTTGTTGTTTTTGAATAATGTTTCCAAATTTCACCATTCTTAAATGTGTAAAAATTGTTTCTTAAACTATCTCCATGATTAGGTTTATAATCAAAGAAACTTGTCCATCCTTGTACATCCTCATCAAATGCCAATGTATTATAAGTCCCATTTGAATTTTGTAATGAAACCACATATTCCTTACTATGCATGTCCCACATGCCTAAAATTAAGTTATCATCCCCAATTTCGGCGAGTCTATCTCTAAAGAAATTACTCATTCCATACTCTGAAACTTCCGTTATGCCATCTTGAGATAATCTTAATACTAAGCCTTGATTTCTATCTGTAAAGTATTTTCGATAGCCATAAACAGCAAAACTTTCGGGGTTAGTAGCAATGCCATAGTTTCCGGCATAAGCTTGAATCTGGCCAATTACTTGCGATCCAGAAGTGGTCATTGGTTCTCCTTCAGCTGAGTAAATTGCGTCTTTATCAATTAAAGCTCTACTTACTTTAAACTCCTGGAAAATGGTTAAGTTTGTATTTTCTGAATATAATTTTTGTATAGAACCATTATAAGGATCTAAACTTTTTGTTATATCCTCCCCAACTGAAAATTGATTTGTATTATTTACACCTGTTCTAGAATTAAATATGCCAGAATATATTAAAGAATTTTTTCTATGCTGTTGATTAATATTGTCTTCCACAATATATGCTTTAACCCCTAAATCAACATTTGTGTTATTATAGCCTCCTCTAATCCTTGCTTCTTCTGCAAGCCAATCCGTTGGGCCAGCATCATAATCGTTTGGAACAAAATCAAAATTTGTTATAGGCCCAGATTCCACTACTGTATCCAGTTTTTTTAACCAAAAAGAGTTGAAAAATTTTAATTCTAATATTGCAGCCATATTTTATAATTACGTTTTTTTTATGGTTTTTAGTTTAATTTAAGTATACCTATTATAATTAGAATGGCTCTTCATAATAAAGTATATTGTACGCATAATTATCAATAGGTAATGGATTATTCTGGTCATTAGCCATTCCTATCCAAGCTGTTTGAGAATCAAAATATCCTGATTGTGCTGTTTGCTCTATTACCTCGCCTTCTTCATTAAACTTAGCACAATAAAAAGGGAATTCGGTATATTTAAGCACACCAGCGTTAGGACCGTTAGGCCAACTAACCTCTCCAGGATTATAGTTTTTAGTTGTTTGAAACACATAAAATCTATCCGGCACAGGAGGTATCCATTTATCACTAAGATTAATGTCTGTATAAAATCTTTTTATTTCAGTACCTTCTTCTGTGTTTGCATATAATGTTCCAACAGTAGCAAAAAGTGGGTCATAAATAAAATTAAAGACAAAAGTAGCATTTGCACCAGCTAAATTTAAAGCAGGGCCAGGTGTACCTGCTAATTGCACAGATATTACACCTGTAACTTGATTTACTCCTACAACTATACCATTATATGCTGAAATAGAGCTAATACCAACAGTAAGTCCCGGCGCAATTTGATTATTAGTTATTGTTAAAATAAAATTAGCTATATTAGAACCCGCTAACACACTTCCCGACGCTATTGTATTTGCGAGAGAAGAATATTGTAGTCCTTTTCTTGCATCCGGTGTTTCATACGGCACTGCAGATGGATACCCAGGAACTCCAGGAGCACTAACCTGCTCTAGCCCTGTCAAATAAGTATAAGCAGTTGTTATTAGATTATCAAACGGATAACCGCCATAAGAGTAATTAGCGTCTCTACCATAAATTTCAACGAAAGGGGTGTTAGGAATAGGCGGATCAGTAGGGAATGGATTTGGAGCACTATTAGTATAAGCGGTTGCTGTATTTTTCATATCAATACCGATTGCCCATTCATAAAACTCGTCAATTCCTTCTAACGCCTCAATAGTAAATGAAGTTGTTATTGCTTTTCTTCGTCCATATAATATATCTGGTGGATCAGTAAAGGTAGTAACAACTAATTCAGGAGATGTATAAGGGGTTTGTTTATTATTTGTAGTAGCAGCTAATACCCAGGGATTTATGGCAGCCGTGTTATATTCTCTTTTATATAAATATATATCAAATTCTTTCCCAAATGATGCAAGGCCTAATGACGGATCACATAAATTAGGCGCCGGGACAGTTAGTTTTATACTTACCCTATATTCTCCTGAAATTAATCCTTCAGGCAGTATTGGTAGAAACCCTTGAGCATTAACAATTTCTATATTTTCGGCAAATTGGTATTCTCTACTCGAACCTGGTATTTCTGGTAAATAATCATAATCACCATTTGGGCCTGAAAAATCTGTTTGTTCACCTATATAAACCATTGCATAAGGTGGATTTATACCTGAGCAATCACTTCCCGCGTTTATAACTTGTGTACTTGTATATTCTGGTCTTAGCCAAATAGGAACAGGATTATCACCTACATTTATATTTAATTCCTTTGTATCAAATTTTGTGCCATAATCATTTCCTTCAGGAGGCAGTATTGCTCCAGTAGTAGTATTAACGGCGTCTTGTACTTTTATCATTAATGTATATCCCCCTAACGGAATTTCATTATCTATTAAGCTTAATACCCCAGTATACTCGTCTAGTCTAAAATAGTCATCTCCATTTCCGCTGGTTATACTCCATTTTAAACCGGTTGTAGAAACTGGTATTGTAGTACCATTAAAAAAGGATCCATTATTAGCTTGTAATGTTACAAAATTTGTTGCACTCTGTGCTATATTATAATCAACTACCGATGTTGTTATAATCGGGGCATTATTACTTAATCTACCATTAATGTATAAATCTGATGTTATTGGGGTTCCGGTGTCACGTGATGTAACACGTAGAGTAAATGTATAGGATTCTAACGTAGAGGCATCGTTATTGAATACAAAACGACCACCACCGTCTTCTGGTTTTTTAATATATAATCTATATCTTGTAGGAAGAGTTAGACCCGCTGGCGGAATTACCTCTAAACCAAAATAAGATAATCTATCAGTGTTGCCTGTAACCCCATCATCAACTGCCCATAATACAGCTGATGTATCATTTAAAATGGTATCAAATTGATTTACAACTACAAATTCATCTGTTATGTATTTTGAATCAGAATCTCCAGCTACTAATCCACTGCCATAAGGATTTTGCTCTTCAAAATGTCTATATCCAACATTACTAAACTTTGATGGCCCATCATATCCAGTTAATACGTCAGCATTTAAATCAGAAATTAGACCAGTTGTTGTTGTTTCCCAAAATATATCTAATGCACTTTGCTCTGGCTTTGTTTCATATATGCTTAAAAACGGGATCATATCTCTTGCTGCAACTCCAATTCGTTGAGCTGTAGAAACCCTGCCTATTAAGGGATCAGTTTGCAATTGATAAAGGTTTAATCCAGCAGTACCCGCTAAATTATTAGCAGAGCTAGATAAGAAATTAAATTCAGTTGCAGATGCAATTGATGATACCGTATCCGCTTTTCTGGTTGGAAAATATTGCCTATTTTCAGCTCTTGTTATTATAAAATTAATATAATTTGTTCCGTTAGGATTTTGAGTTGCTTTTAAAACCCACTGTGGATTTGAAATTATCATCGTTCCATCTGTACCTGACACTCCATTAGACACGACAACGGTATCTCCTAACCATCTATATGGACTTTGTGTGGTAGCGCCAGCGGTAGCAGGTGGGGCATTATCTGGCACAGGCTCGGAGGCCTCAACGCATTGTATTCCATCACCAGCTTTTATTAATGCCCAATCTTCATTTAGCCCAGGTCCAACAGTATATTTTATTATTGAAGTCTTAGAAGAATAGGCTGGTATATTACCAATTATTTCAACAGTGTCTTCGGTATTCTCAACTCTTCCGTATAATTGAACACTACTTCTATATTGTTTTTGATCGGGTCCAACATCAGATAAATCTCTTGGTACTTTATTTATATTATCATTTATTAATACAATATGCGACGTGCTAGCTGTTTCGCTAACTGGAAATTGTGTTGTATTTATTCCGTTTTGTAAAGTTGGATCAAATGTTGCCCCTGAATATACAACTTGAGAACCAAATGTTTGCCCGGTTGGGTAACCAAGTAGCATGCCCGGCAAATATACATTATAATAATCCTGTTCAGGTTGTTTAACAACTACCTTATATGAGTACCATCCAATAGGATTATAAATATAAGAAAATTTAATGTCTAATGTACCTGGTCCTTGATCATTATAATTATATATATCATTAACTCTGCCACTTGTGAAAACTTCATATACTGGTGCCACAGGCGGTGTATAAGGAGGCGGTGGTGGTGGTATAACCTCTACATAATCCGTATAATAACCTCTTAATATATCCCCAACAGCGGGTTGTGTATTCGTGGCTGCTGTAGTATCTAACGTATATGTATATGATGTATCTGTTATAGTAGATGCAGTAATTGCAAATCCTGAGTTTGATGTAGGCATTGCATATAATCCTGGCTTACCCGCTGGTATATCTTTTTGTTGATCTATTGTTGAACTTATATATACCAATAAAGTATCGCCAAACCACTCACGTACATCAGTAAATAAAGGCGAGTTTTCATAACTTGAATAAATAGTTGAACCTTTTGCATATATGCCTCCCCCTATATTTGCTGCTAATAAATCCACAGAAGATAATATAACAGGGGATTGCCTTCCAAATTTATCTGCAATTACAAATCCAATTTGATAATTTCTATTCTTTTTTAATGTATGATTTGGATATTCTATAAAATTAGTTCCTCTTGGCAATTTTGGTTGAATTGACACATTATAATTTACGGTATCAACGCAAGTATATTTATCGTAGTAATTTCCATAAATTATTCTATTACCTACAGATTCTTGAGCTCTTGCTCTAACTGGTACTTTATCATATACCCTTACACTTTGATCATCTGGTAATGTTCTATAGGGTCTTTGTGATTGATAAGGTTGTATATAATAATTATTATTGGTATTAGCAGGCGAATTTATACTTGATACAGGTAATGTTTCAAGAACCTTAATAGCAAGTGAGTCTGATTCTTTATACAAAACATCAATCTCTTTTATTTTATAACTATTACTTAAATTACCTATTTTATCGGGCAGAGGAATAATTAATTCAATATTATTTATATTGTTTTCAAACCAATTTATAACTGTACTTCTATAAGCGTCAATTTCATTTCCTTTTACAAAATATCCTTTTTGTTTTGGTATATATGCTATTTGAGTAAATGGAGCGGTTAAAGAATATTCGTTATCATCGTATTTAAAACGATAACTAAAACGAACATATTTATCTTCTAAAAAAACTGGATCCCCTGGCCAATCTACTTCGTCCGATTTATTGGACATTGTAGATATTAAAAATGTTAATTCCGTTCCGCTTGTAATTATAGAAGGTAAGTCTTGGTGAAAAGTGATAGTTGTCCCTGTAACATCCACAACAAGACAAAAATCACTTGAGGATATATCGTCTGTTACTAAAGTCATTCCAGGCACAATTCCCTCTGCATCTTCAACATCAACTGTGTCAGTAACTGAATCGCCATCAGCTATAGCAACCACCTTTCTGTATAATAATATAGGGTCTATAGGCGCATATTTTGCAACAGATATTTGAGTTTCTGTGGTATAATAAAGTGGATTACCTAATGCATTTGATACGTTTATTTTTCTAGGTTGGTTTCTATTGTCAACCCAAAATAATAATCCCTCTACTAAATTTACTCCAGTTATTCTAAATTCATTATTTTTAGCAAAATTTAAAAATAACCCTTCAACTAAAGTAGTGTAGCCAGCAGGGGAATCAAAATTGTACATTGTTATTTTCATATTGCCTGAAGTTGGCAATGTGATATTGTTCGGATTTGGATCAGTATAATCAGTTAAAAATTGGAATATACGATTATTTTGATTGTCCATGAAAGAACCTATACACTCTAAACCAGGTATATAGTTTGGATTAGGTGTAGTAGTCCCAGGTATAAATGGGGAATTATTAGTCAATGGAAGTAACTCATTGCCAAGTATATTTTGCAATGCTCCAATATCATCTGCTTCTGATTTGCCTATAGAAATATTATTAGCATATCTATATTCTCCATTAGGTATAAGTCTATCATCCAAGTCTTGATTCATCTTGGACTTTAGAAAACTATTTTTTACTTCTGCCATTTTTTAATGTTTAATCCATTTAGATTTGCCTCTAAATACCTGAGTTATTTCTTCTAATTTAATATTTGAAAGTCTTATTTTAGCATTTCTTAATTTTGCTGATTTGTCTTGCTGTAGTCTTCTAACAAGATATTCTTGAGATCCAGAACGATGCGAAATAATCGAATGCAGAATATAAGCATACAACGCATCCTCCGCCATTTTTGGTACTCTTGAATCTAAATCATAAGCTAATCCGTCTGATATATACTCTAATACAATTAGTTTACCAACTAGATTACTACTAAAAGATATTTTGCCTTCTCTATCATTTATAGAAAAGTATCCATTCATATTTGCATATTGAGGATCCATACCAAATAATCTACCATAAAATCTATCTTGAACCCAATTATCATCATTATACCAATCATTGCCTATATTATCAACCTCATTAATACGAGGAAGTATATTATTGGTATTCCATCTTTCTTCTGTTAAAGAATCTCCTTCTATATTCGCATCAAAATTGTCTTGTATTGGCAGTCCTCTCTGATCCTGTATTGGATTTTCATAGGGATTGGTAGTTAAAGCATTGACTGGATATATAGGATGTTTAATACCATAATGGTCAATCCACGACATTTTAACGTAGTTAACATAATCTTGAGGTATTGCAACGCTTAAACTATGCGGTATATTTAATTCCTGTGATTTAACGCTTTTTAATGTGTCATAACTAAATTCCTGCATTCCGCGTTTTGCATGGAATATAACATCTGTTCTTTTTACATCACTAATCAATTTGCCGGTGCCAACATAGGCTACTATAAAGTTGTTTATAATATCATTTAATGATATATATTGGTAACTGCCATAATTTTCCTCTACGGTGTCCCCAAACGCGTCCTTATCGCCATAATTACCACCATCTAATGTTTTTAATTGAACAATTAGATAACTATCAGCAAATGGCAAATTAGTATTTACATAGTTAATAGTATTACCACTAACAGTATATATATCGGTTACTTCAGAAAATGAATCAGGTAATCCAGTTTCGCTCCAATATAGTTTAAAATTATTTAAAGCATAATTAATTTCATTTGGATCATAACTACCAAATACTAAATCTGCATTAAAGGTAGTAGTAAAATTAGTGGTCCAAACAGGTTGTCCGTTTCTAAATGAGAATGTTATTGTAAAACCCTGCGCTCCTTCGTAGTATTGTCTATTTGTTTCGGTAATTAACCCGTTATTAGGTGTTGGCATTTTTTATTAACTTTTTGAATTAATACTTTCTGTTTGAACTTGTGACGCTGCAACCTGAATTATTTGAGGGTCTTTTATTACAACTCCTGAATATAACAATATTCTTGTTATAACATTTGTTTGTTCTGAAATCATTAATTCAAATTGTTGTGAAGTATTTGGATTATATATATATGTATAAGATGGTGCTGTTGTAGTAAAGTTCCATATAACATCCTTTGGTTTACGAACATAAGAAACCGATATACCTGTAACTATTTCTTTTGGATATACATATATTTTATTCTCTTCATATATATATATAGGATATTTTTTTGTAGGCTTTGTTAAAGGCGATTGAGTTATATACAATAAATTATTCCTTTGTTCTTTTTGCACTTCAATTTCGCCGTTATATATAACCGTACCTAATCTATAAAAATCATTAGCGGTTACTGTAATAAGTATATTAAATACGGTTGTTGGTATTGCTGTTAATGTTAAAGTATTCCCTGCTGTAGAATAAACAGAAGGACTTTGCAATACCCCATTAAAATAAACTTTTACTACGCCGTTCTGTATTTGCGCTTGCGTTAATGACGTTAATATATAATTTGACTTTCCAATAACTGTTTGAAATACAGGTTCAGAATATATTGCTGAGCCTGACGAAGTAGGTAACGCCCATTCACTAGTCGCCGTTAAAGAGCAATTATTTATAGTTTTAAATACAGCTATTTGCTCATCTAGGTTTTTAATCCTATCAGCATATTCACTATCATTATCTTGAACCCTTAATTGTTGATTAAGATTTTCAAAATAATTTTCAAATATCTCAAGCTGTACTTGAGTTGCTATTTTATTAAACTCATCAGGGGTCATATAACCTCTCTGTTCTTTATTAAGTATTAATAAAACTGTCTTGTAAACTGTATCTACGTTTATTGCCACCTTGCTTATTTTATTATAATATTAAGGCGGTAACCAAAGCCACCGCCTATATATTAATATTACGTATTATTTTAATTTTTTCTCTATAGACTTAAAGACTTCTATACCTTCATCTGTTTTGAAAAATGCCGCCATAGCTGAATACGGATTTTCATCAAAAGGCACTGTCATTAACTTTCTATTATTTTCGCTCCAATGGAATGTTCTATTGTCTTGTGATAATGTTATAATGTTTGCTTCAACAGCTCTAATAGCTATATTTCTAAGTTGTATATTATCATCATTTGCTAATTCTATAAATAAAGAAGGATTGTTTCTTGCTAATAATAACAAATCTCTTTTTATTTCCTTAGAACTCATTTTATTCACTCTAGATCCAACTTCTACTCTAACAATGGATTCCGCTTGATCAATATCCATCTCTAAAGCAGCATTTAATGCCATCACCTCTAGCTCAATATCTTCTAATTCATCCTCAGCTTCCAATGTTGGATCAAATTCCATATATTTAGTATTTAACCCAGGGTGGTAAATTGATAATAATTTTTGAAGGCTCTGTTTTTCTTTTGGCACATTTAATATGCCGTTGTCAAATATAATATGACCTAAGGTAACTGATCCTTTCTGTTGCGACACTAATGGAGAATTTTGATTAGTCGCATATCTTAATTCCTCTTGTTCTCCTGTTTCTTTATTAAACCATAATAAAGGATACCTTAATGAGTGTCTACTTTGTAAAGTATAAGTTAAAGGAGAATAATCGTCAGCTATAACATAAGTTCTGTCCTTTATTACCCAAGTATCTTTTAATGATTTTTGTTTTGTTTCTTTAGGTACAATTGTTTCTTCTACAGTAATTGTATCTATATCAAATTCATTTGATTCTAATTCTTTTTTTGTTGTTTGTTTTGTTGCCATAATATAATATAATTTAATAAATTTTTAAAAGGTAATAATTACCCCCGTAAATTCAACGAGGGTAATATTACCATGATTGTTATGCAGAAGCAGTAAATAACACAAAGTTATTAGCTCCTTGAGTAACTAAACATCTTTCAGATAAGAAGTGTACTTGCATTGCATCAAGATCAGAAGTGTAAGCGCCTCCAACAGATCCAGTAATCCAAGATTTCATTCTTCTATCGTCAGCTTGATTAGCTCTATAACGAACGTGTAAGAATGGTCTACGGATATTAGTACCTAATTGTTGGTCATATACAGTTGATGTACCAGCAGGAACAAGTAATCCATCAATAGATGAAGTATTCATACCTCCGCGAGTAGACGCGTCATTTAAATATTTCCAGTCAGTTTTGTAGAAATCATAAGATCCACGACGGAAACCAGAGAATCCTAAGTTCAATGCCATTTGCTCAGAGTTTTCAAATAAACCATAAGCAACACCTCCCGCTGCACCAGCAGATAAAGAAGCAAGCATATCGTCAAAGTCAAGTGAAGTTGCACGGTTTAAGAATAACATGTTCTCTTCAATAGCTCCTTGAGTATCTAATCCTTTTAAGATTGAATCAAAATCATTAAGCCCTGAAGCAGCCGTAAAATTATTTACAATATTACCTCTTTCTCTAACTGCAGAGAAAAGACCTTGAGTACCTTTGTAAGTTACCCCAGTAGCAGGAGTTAAAGTTGATACACCTGAACTAGCAGCTGACAACTCTCCTTCAATTACACTCATTTCTAAGTAATCTTCAAAACGCAATCTTGTTTCAGATTCTGCTTTCAAATACCATAGGTATCCTGACGCTCCATCTTCAGTAGCAACTTCTACCCATCCAATTTGCGCAGTATCAGATCCATTGATTTCATATTTTTCTCTAACAATAATTGGTGAATTACTGTATTGAGTAAATGAAGGAGTAACTGATTTTAAACTAGTGTCGCTTGAACCTTTTATAAATTCAGAACCATAAACAAATATTTTAAGATTTGTATTAGAAGCGCTCCATACTACTGCTCCAGAAAACAAACTAGCTTGTGTATAAGGGTAAACTGTAAGAGTAGCTGTAGTACCTACCGTAGTTGAAGCATTAACAAGAACTTTTAACTCTTGTCCAGTAGTAGGATTCATAACTACTAAAGTTTGACCTGGAGATACAACATTTTGAACAAAGTTAATACCAGTTCCGCCAACTGTAAATGTTAAAGTAGTTGCAGTAGCTGAAGTTACATTGTTATAAGCAATATGCAATCTGTTTTGTTCAGACCAAACAACTTGGTCAGAAGACATAGGCATTTCAGCCCCTACCATACGTAAGAAACCAGATAAAGTTCTGTTGCCATAACGCTCAATTTCTTGCTCGTAAATTTCTGGTAAATATTGTTGTGCAAAGTCGTTTTGACCATTTGTAAAATTTAAATAGTTTGTTTCTAACGCTTGCTGTTTTTGTGACGGTTTAATAGAACCAAAGTTAGTTCCAGTAACCGAGTTAATCATGTTTGACATAATCGTTTAATTTTTAATTGTTAAAATTTTTTTGTTTGGATCCTTAATTTTGTGGAATCCTGGCCACTTATAGATTTGACTCTAAATCCATTAATGAATGGCTCACTAGCGGTTCTAGGAGCATCCATGCTTGGATTTTTGGAATTACTAACTACTTGTTTAACAGCGTCAGCTTTTCCTTGTTCATAAAAATGAGCAGCTATTTTGTCAGCATTCATTGCTGAATACAAAGCCTTATGATAACCCGGTATATCCGTTACATTGCCTTCTTTATCTAGAAACTTTCCGACGAAGGTTTGTATATTTGATTGAGTTTCGGCAACTTGATTTGGATTCTGAACATTGTATCTAAATCTTTTTTCACCTAAGTTGTATTCAAAACCTTTGAATTCATTGTTAAAAAGATTAGACGTTTGTTTTTTAAACGCATCTTGTTGTTGAGCCACTTTGTTTTGCTCGTTATTATATCTGTTAAAAAAATCAACAGCTTTTTGTTGTTCCGCATTAACCCCAGGTCTTGCCTTGATTTCTGCGTAATATTTTTTCTTTGCTTCCTCTAAAAAGGTTTTCGCTTTAGAAATCTCATCTTTAAATGCTAACTTCTTCAGTTTAATTTCTCTTTCATCGTCAATGTCTTCGTCAAAGAAGAACTTGTCTTCTAATAGGAATTCTACTTCTTCCGCATCTAAATGAGGTTTGGTATTCTTATAGTATTCTTTTAATAGAGCAACATTATTTACATTTGAATAATCCGCATTCAATCTAACATAGTCTTCAATAGTTCCACCAGTCTCTTCCATAAAAGAAACTAACTTCTCTATATTTTCTGGCAGTTCTACATTGTTCTTTGTTTGATCTTGAGTATGAAATTGCAGCTCTTCTTTAATATCTGCAACTTCTTGTTTTATTTCTTGTTCGAAGATTTCTTCAATAACATCTTCAGCGGCCCCTTGGTTTCCTTCGACCACTTCTTGCAATCCCAATTCGGGCTGTTTATTGCGTAACATGCTTTCATCTGTGCTTTGCTCTTGAACGGCATCTATTTCTTCTTTAGGTATTACTACTTTTATTGGCTCTTCTTGCTTCTGCGTCAAATCAACCTTAATAGGTTCATCTGTTTTGTTTAGTTTTCTTGGCGAAGGTTTCTTTGCTTTTATTTTAAATTCCCCCTCTTGTTTTACTTGTTCTGACATAATATGATAATATAAAATTGGTTAATAAGTTTATTCCATTTGCAACATACCACCTAAATCATTCATTAAATTTTCTGCGCTATTCTGAAAGTCTTTTGGTAAAGAATCATTCTTGCGTTGGTCTATTAATTCAGACTGTTGTGTTGCTTGTATCTTTGTTCTCTCATCTTTTCTATCTTCTAGTTGATTGAACTTAGTTGTTTCTGCTTGAACCTTTAATTGTGCTAATTGCATATCATAATTAAATTGTTCCGCCATTAATTGTTTTTTAATTTGAGCTTCTGTTTGTAATCTTTGAATCTCAAATTGTGATTTTGCTTGTTCAACATTAATTGCTTCTTGCGTTAATGCTTGTTGCTTTTGAACCTCAAACATTGCTGCTTTCTCTGCGTTTTGCGAATTAGCATCTGCTTGTGCCTGTATGTTTGCTAATTGTTGTTGTTGTACTTGCTCTAGTTTCTTTTTTCTTTTTAGCTTCAATAATTGATTCGCTAATTTAAGATTTCTAACCTGTCTTATATCAATAGCATCTTCTAAATCAATTCCTCCATTTTGTAAAGACACTTGTATGTTTTGTTCTAATTGCGCTTTCTCTTCTTCGTCTGGTTCAATCTCTAAGAAGATACCAAAGTCATGTAAATTTAAGCTTTCAATTTCTTTTAAAACTTCAACATTATAAGTTGATATACTTTGCTTTAATGAATTTGCGGTTAAAGGATTACTTAAACAATCGGCCACTCGCAATGATATATTCTCACATATTCTCGTGGTTAAATATATACTTGCATCTTTTATATGACGGGTTGCTACATTAGAAGCATTCGCTGCTATTTTCTGTAATCCTACTAAAGCATTAGAATCTGGTTTACTACCATCAACAGCTTCATTAAGACCTGTAACATCTCTAATCATTTGCAAATAATACTGATAAGTTTGTATTAAACTTTGTATCTTGCCTTGTCCACTTGATGTTGTTAATTCTTGTATAGGAACCTTACCTCTGTTTATTTCTCCGTCTTGAGTTAAGGATCTACCTACGATGCTACCAGTTTGGAAATACATATTCAATGCTTCCGCTGGATTGTATTTTGTGCCGTTGCCCAAATCAACCTCCATCAAACCATCAACATCTAAGAATACCCCATCAGGTACTACCCTAGACATAACTTGTTGAAGTTTTAAATGTGTTAATTGAATCATGTCCGCAAAAGAAATACACTTAGTAACAATTGAATCAATTCTTCCTTTGTACATTCTAGGCGCAGCAATAGTATAATTCATTTTAACTTTAGTAGTATCTGCTTGAGGACGAGTCATATCATTAGATAACTTCCACTCTAACATCATATTAGTGCCTATAATTTTAGCCCCTGTATATAACACCTCTATTGTTCTTGATACCCTTTCAAAATTATCATTTGGCGGTGGATTAAAAGAATCTGTTTTTTCAATTACCTTCTCTAATCCATTCTCATTATTTTTTATTTTGAATACTTGATTCATATAAGTCTTATACTCAAAATATAATACTTGCACTGTATTCTCATCATAGTTTCCCCATCCCTGAATATATTGTCTATTACCGGGCATTTGTTGTATCTTAAGAAGTTCTTCTTCTGATATATATGGGAATTCTTTTTTTAACTCTGGTATTGTAACCGCTTTCACTTCTCCAACATAATATATGTCTTCAAAGTTAGGATCTTCTGTATATGAATAAACTAAATAAGCAGGATCTACATAATCAAATACAATCCCCTCTGATTTATTAAACGATGTTTTAGTCGCCGCAATACCAATAGTTGTTAAATCATAGTTAAGTCTTTTTCTAGTAAGATCATACTTATTAGTTTTTAACACGGTATTTATAGCTTCTTCTTCAGCAATCTCAATAGATTGTTTATAAGAAAGTTGCATGTGCAACTCTAATTCCTCTTGTGTTGCTGGTAAATCCTCAGCAGGTATATTTGATTTTGATATATTAGTTCCAGTCTTTTGTAATACGTCCTGGATTATTGGTTGGTTAACCATATCAAATTGTAATGAAGAAGCATAATCCATTTTCTTTTTAAGAGATTCCGGATCCTGAGCAAATGCTTTTACATCATAGGTTTTTTTAGAAATTCCATTAGCAACTATATCAACAAACTTTGATAATATAGGTACTGGTGTCCAATCTAAATTCAAATAGGATAAATCACCATTTATTGATAATTCATCTTTATATTTTTGTACGGATTGCTCTCCTCTTGCGTAAAGTCTTAATCTATTAAAATTATTCCAATGTGTTAAATATCTATTACCGCTAGTCCTCCCTTGATTAAACCATTCTTGTTCTATGGCACGAGACACCTGTAATCCATATTCTTCAGAAGCCTTAGTAGCATCATCTACAACCTGACTAGGGAAAGTGCTATTTGGATTTGTGTATATATTCATTTACTTAATAATTTTTGATGTAGTTCCTTGATTATTATATTTCTTAAAACCTAAAGGGACAGACACTATTTCTCTTTTTTCAGTTGGCATATATTTATTTCTATTACAAGCCATTATTGCTAATCCTGAACTAATAGAAGCATCATGATTAGTTCTTTTATTTATATCAAATCTTGCCCAATCTTCCAATGTATCTTGAAAATACATTGTTCCATAACCCATTTCATTTAAACCTACATATTCTTCTATATAAGTTTCTATAGCCGCAGCGTGTGCTTGTATTATATCTTGAGATGAGTTTGGTATTCCTCCTATTTCTCTTTCTGTTGCAGATAGTTTATTAAATACTCTATCTGGTCTATTCATTGAGAATCCTCTATAACCTCTTCTTTTAAAATGATATAATAATCTTGGTTTATTATTCTCTGCTAATATCGGCATACCATAAAATATACACGCCATAAGCACATCTTCAAAAAAGATCTCAGCTGTTTGAGGCCTTGATATATATTGTAAAAAGAATGTATTAGATGGAGCATCTTCCATTGAAAATTTAGTTAATCCATGTAAAGCTCCTTTAGATCCTTTACCATCTGTCGTTCCTGATATGTCATAAGGGTCACAACCAAATGCGCCAATATGCTCATTACCAGGATATTTCATACTATTCTTTAATATTGTATTATTTTGTAAATGATAAGGAGGAATCCATGACACTAAAAATCTGCCATCTTTGTTTGGATAAAATATTACTTTGGTATCTTGTATACCACCTTCCCATTGAAAATTACCTCTTGTTAATATATTAGTATTCCTTAGATCATTATTATAATCAATTTGCTCATATATTTTTGTAAGGTTAAATAAAGATTGTTTCGTTTCATCTCTAAAAGCGTGTTGTTCCGTTCTTGGAAATTGTCTATAATATTCATTTAATGCATCAGAGTCAGACTTTAAGCCATCAACCTCGTTCTGCCAGTGTTCAATAACACCATAATCTATTTCGTTTCCGTCAATTCCTTTGATTGAGGTTTTTGGAGTATCGAAGACAGGTATCCCATAAGTATCAATGAATCCCTCGTACGACCATTCCATAGGTATGAACAAACTATATAATCCTGAGCTAGTCTGTCCATTGCGGTTTCTTTTCGTAATATCTGAGGCATAATATAATTTTTTAAAATTGTCTCCTCCTTTATCTAAAGCATTTGACGTTGAACCCATCATACACTTACCAATAATTCTACTACCTAATCTTAAGCAGGTTTTGGTAACTCTCCAGTTGTTTAATATATTATCAGGTCTTAACCATTTACCACTTTCATCATGAACTAGTAATTTAAGCTTTTCACCATCATAGGAGTTATCTCCTGTATTCTTCCAATCTATTGTTGTGTCAAGACCTTCTAGTTCTTCAAGATTTTCTTGACTATCTAATTTTCTTCTTGTAAACTTTGAGGCAGGTACTCTATAAGCAAGTTCTGTTTTCGGTCTATCCATACCATCTTGTATGGGTTTAAAGAAGAAAGGATAATTAAGAGAGATTGGAACAACTTTGTCGGTAAACATTGTTTTAGCGTCTGCTCCGGCTTTTGATAAAATTCCAAACCTTGAATCACTTGATATAGTGGCTTGATTAACTAATTCAGCGGATGACATAAAAGAAAACCCGGAACGTCTATTCTTTAAATAACACATTCCATAACATCTTGGATCTGCTTTACAAGCTTCCCAAAATATAAAAAATAATCTATTTGATTCTCTAAAATCAGGTGCTCCAACATCTATCTTGCTCCATTGCAAGTACATATAGTGCGTACCCGTTATATATGTAGGTATTCCATTATTGTAAAATGAGAAACCTTCTTCTCTACGTTTAAATTCATGATCAACATAATCATACCATCTTTCTTTAAAAGTGTCTGGATATTTATTCCAATCAAATACACTCTTTATTTTTTCAAGTTCTTTTGGTATTTTTAATTGCTCCCAATACTGTTCTTCTTTCTTTGGTGCTCTTTTAAATGATTCATCAATTAACGGCAAAGCAATCCTTAAGTTCTGTATCTCGTATATTTCTCCAATCTTACCTGTTTTGCTTATAATAATTACATCGTGTTCTTTATTATAACCATATTTCCATTTATTATATCGGTTTTGTTGCTTGATTACCGATTGTTTAATGTAGTCAGGTAATACTTTATAAAGTGTTTGCTCGTACATTACTTGGATCTCCCTTCTGCAAAACCTTTAAAAGTTTTTATTGTAGGATCTTTCTCTTCTTCTTCTAGCATACGGGTTTCATCCTGTATTCTACTTAAGATTTCAAAAGCATCAAATATGGCTAACTTCTTTGTTGCTGCAGCGTTCTTTAATTTATCTGCTGATAAATCATCATCGCCATTATCTAAAATAGCTTCCTCTGCAACTTTAATTAATTCAAGAACTGCTTTGTGCCCAGCTTTTATGATATTATTTTTTGTTTCTTTAATATCCATTTTATTTAATATAATATAATTTTTTTATAGTATTTTTATGGACTCCAAAAGCTAATGCCGCTTGTCTTAAAGATAGATATTCAATTCCATCAATTGTAACAGGCATCCTATTTTTCTGACCAGTGCAACATTTTATTTTTGATGCTGAAGATAATTTCTTGCCAGTTAAAGTAGCGATTATTTTTTTTCTTCTAATAAACTCTAAATCGTCGTTTAGTTTTCCAGTACCTTCACCTCCACAAGTCATATTACAAAGAGTTCCGGTTTTTAAATCAATTCTGCCATATAATTCTATAAACTCTACCTCTTTTTCTATTGCTTGTTCTTTTGTTAAATCTTCAAAAAGAATTTCTACAGTATACTCTGTCTTGCCAATTATGCTTTTCCAAAATTTGGATCTACTTCTTTTATTATATGGTCTACTAATATCTTTACCTATACCAATATAAAACGGCATATTTTTATCGTTTCTTATATGTCTATAAACAATCCAATTATTTTGCCCAAGTTGGGTTGTATTCTGTTTCGTTTCCTTTATGTCCATATTTAATTACAATATCATTAGATTTCATACAATAAAGTCTTTGCCTATCAATGACAAAGTCAAATTCTCCGTAAGGAGTATATCCAACAAGGTCTCCCTCGTTTATTTTAAGCGCTTCTAAGGAGCTATTTCCGTACTTTAATATACCAATAAGCTTTTGCTCTTTATCTACGTTTAAATAGTCTTTATTTTTAATTGGCTTAACAAAGCATCTGTCTCCAAATGCTTTCCATTTACCTGTATTTTTATATAAATATATTTGATCTAAATTGCAAAAATATAAATCATCTTTAAAATATGATCTACTATTTTTTTTATTACCTCTTATATCGTAAAATACCCTAAAAACATTATGATGTATTACAACTATATCTCCAACTTTAATATCGGTTGAATAAGCTAAAGGTAGCGCAACAACTTCAGCAAAGTTATTTACAGATTTAAAACTTTCAATTTTAGTATTAACTATTAATTCTCTATCTGCAATCTTAACTTTGTTATTGTATCTTTCTCCTACAGGTTTAACTATAAAGTCAAATACGCTTCTCATTAGTATTCTAAATCATATTCAACAGAGATAGCCATATTAGAATTAAACTTCTTCCATGGCATAACTTCGTCTTCTTTTTTAATATAAATATTATACGATGTATCTTTATCGTCAAATATAATATTACATATGGCATGCCCTCCGTAAACGTTTTGGCCTACGGAGTAATGCATTGCTTCATTTTTATAGTCTGTACCTATACTAATTTTTCTAATAACAGAACTCATTAGTCAACTTTTTCTAATACAACCTCTTCAGGTTTATTTATAGGAGCGTAAGAACCATCTTCAACATTAATATTAATATCTCCGTATTCTGCTTGTAACTCTGATTTGAATTCTTCTACTCTTTTATTTACTTCCGCAATTTGGTGTAAGAACCCATGCTTTTGAGATTCTAATAAACCTATATTAGATAATAGGGTATTCATTTCTTTTTGTTGATTAACAATAGTTTCTAATTGTTTTTCTGTAATTTTGTTTGTGTTTTCCATTTGATTTAATTATTTGTTTATTTTAATTATCTATATAATAATATGTTTTCTTTATCAATGTTATTATAAGCCACCACTTTAGTAATAACTATCGGCAAAAATGTTCCTTGCGATATACCGGTAATTCCAATTGCTACGCCATTATTACCTACAGGTATCACATCAAGCGAGCAAGGGTCTCCATCAATTGTTTTGCCTACATAAATTGCCGATGGTGGAAATTCATCCGCTCCTACTATGTCCACATTTGTTACTATTGTTCCAAAATCTGGTTGATTACCATATTGTCCCATAATTTATTTTTTAAATATTCTATTATATATTGTTGATTTCTTCACAGGTATTTCTAATACAGTATCTCCCGGAAAACTATAATCCATACCTTGCTGCATTTTTATTGAATAACCTAAATTATCTATACCTAAAACGGGAAACTCCACATTTTTCATAGTGATTTCCCCGCTAGGTATTACATTATAAGGTCTATCTTTATCAGGACTATTTTTTTTATAACCTTTTACAGATAGATTTTTCATTTTATCTAGTTCTCTTAGCTTTATTAAGTTTTACCAAAGAAGAGATTTGTCCAGAACTTAAATTATCAGGTTTAGTGCCTCCACTTGTAGCATTATATAATTCAGCACTTCGGTTTCTTCTATTCATAGTAGATGTACTATCGCTTACGAATTTTTTACGTAAATTTTCAACTTCTCTACCTTGGCCATAAGAGGAAGCTGTAGCCATAGTTTTATTATCACCTCCCATAATACTAGCTCCTTTTGTTTCTTTGTTTGTAACAAAACTTTTTTCGTAAGGTTTAGCTGTGGCAAATCCAGTTGTTTTATCAATATTTAAACCTGTATCTGTCTTGCCTTCTTCTCTTTTTTTCTTTAAAGTTTTTACACCTTTTGTGTATCTTTCAGTAAGTTCAATACCATTATCTTGTCTTAGCGGTGTAGGTAATCCATTCCCTGTTTTTGGCATATTACCTCTGCCTGGTTTCATTTTGAAAGGAGTATTCATTTTGTTTATTTTTTGTTTATTAGTCTTTTATAAATTACGGGTCCTGGAGAGTCGCTAACATAATTAGCAACCATTGTATCTTGATCTACAACTATAAATTTACCTAAAGCTTCCCAATCATTAGGTTCATGCAATGTATTTAAATAGAAATTATTTTTATCAAATTGGTAACCTAATATTTTAAAGTAATTTCCAGTTAAATAAGAAAATGATACAACATTAAGTTCATTTTTGTTTATAATAGAAAAATCTATTTGCACGGTGTCGGAGGCCCATGTTCCAACTAGAAAATCTTTAGTAAGCTTTTGGGCTTGAACATAAGAATTGAAAACTAAAAATACAATAATACAGATTACTTTTTCCAT